TCTTGTCGAAGAACTGCGCTGCGGCGCCGGCAATGTCGGCGTATTGTTTGATCTGTGCGCTGGCCGAATCCAGATTCGCCTTGTCCCATGCCGCTTTTTTTAGGTTTTCATTGTCGAAAGCTGCATTTGTTTCCGTTGTCAGCCTGGTCTGAATATCATGCTGGGTCTTGCCGTAGTCAGTAAAGGCAGTCGCCATCTTGCCGATGGCGGTGCCGATGTTGCCGAATGAGGTGGTTAGTTCGGTTTCCATCTGCTTGGCGGCGGTGATGGCATCCTTGAATTGCTGGGTGTCGATCTTCTTTTGTTCGACAGCAGCGTCCAGAGCGGCGCCTTGCGTCTTTAACACGATCAATTGTTTCTGCTTATCGATCTTCTGTTCGGTCTGGTTCAAAAGCTGCATGCCGATGGCAAGGGAATTGCTATCCAGCCCATTGATGGCGGTCATGTCGCGCAGAGAGGCAGCAACGCTTTCCGACTCCGCCAATTTCTGCTGATCGATTTGCTTCAAGACCAATTCTTTTTGCGACGCGGTTTGTCCGATCTCGGCGTTATGCGTTTTCTGTTTAGCGATGGCGGCATCGAGTTGACTGGTTTCGGCCACGCCCATCTGCTGGATTGCCTTGGTAACCGAATCGTAAATTGCCTGTTGGTCGATCAAATACTTGTTGACGCCGGCATTTTGTATTTGATCGTCCACGGCCTGCAAGCGCGTCAATTCTCGCTCATGCGCCAGGCGCTGCGCCGCATCCAGCCCACCGACCTGGAGCATGGCTTGCTCGTATTTCTGCTTGGAGGCGTTGACCTCCAATGCATTGTTGGTCATCTCCGCGTCGAACTCGGTTTGCGAGATTTGTCCGCGCTTGAGTTGGGCATTGAGGTCATCGGCCTCAGTCTTGAGCGATATTTCCCGCAACGCTTCCGCCGCTTTCTGCTGCGCGTCAATCTGCGCCACCGCGCTGTTGTCCGCATACTTGGCGATGATTTTAGATTTTTCTTCGGCCAGCGCCGTTTCGCCGATCCCGGCTTGCTGCGCCGCCACCGTGACCGCTTCGATTTCGTCAATCATCTGTTCATGGCGGCTGCGATTCGCCTGGACGATCTTGGCCCATGCTTGCGAGCCTTGTTCCTGGATTTGATCGTGCTTGGTCTTTTCGGCCTGCACTGCCGCCACCGTGTCTTGCGCCGCCGCTTGCGCCTTGAGCGCCGACATTTGCGCCAGATTCGTCCGCAGCACGTCAAGTTCTTCCTTGCCATTGCCGCTGTCAGTAGAACCCTTGAAGCGTCCATTGACGGCTGCGGTTCCGGCATCGATCTGCTTTTGCAAATCCGCTATTTGCTGGCCGAGCGTCTGATCCTTGCCTATATTCATCATCGATTGCCATGCGTCTTTTGCCGCATTAGCGAGCTTGTTCCATGCGCCTTCCAGCATCCCGACGTTCTTGACGTGCCCGGAAAAGTCCCCGTAAAACGCTTGCATGACCACGCGGATTGCCTCCGACGTATCGCCCTGTGCAACCAGCTGTCGCACATAATCCAGATCGGACGCAGTCATCGCGTGATATTGCTTGTTATGTTCCTCTGCCCAGCCGACCACGTTGTCGGTCATCTTGACGAATTCCTTGACCACGGCGTCGGACGACTCGCCGGTCGCCTGGGCGAACGCGACGGCAGTCTTTCCGGTCGCTTCAAAGGTATCCGAGGTGAATCGCCCGCTTGCGGCCAAGCCGGTTAATATCTCGTTGGCCTTGCTAGCGCCGGCATTACCAATATTGGCCATCGACTGCGCCATGTTGTTGACCTTGTCTTCGGTCAGGCCGGCCATGTTCCCGGTAATATCGAGAGCCTGCCGCAACGTCTCTTGCTGTTGCGCGCCTTCGTATGCGGCGACGCCAAACGCAACTATGGCTGCGCCTATGGCGATAATTCCCAGCCCGACCGGCGAGAACAACATCGGCAACATTCCAGTGCGGCTGGCCAGCACGGTCATGCTGCCGGCCAGCCGGTCAATGTTGCCGCTGGCAATCTCCCGGCCAAGCACCGCCAGTTCGCGGGTCGCGCCCGCGCTGGCCAGGCTGAAGTTGTTGTGGCTGGTGGTCGCCGCGTCGATCTGCGCGATCAAGCTTGCGGAAACATCGGACAGGCCCATCGACGCGGCCTGCATTTCCAGCAATTGCGTTTTAGTGAGTCCAGCGGCGGCGGCCTGTTCGCGCAGACTGTCCATAAACTTGAGTTGGCCGACCGTCAATTGCGCGGTCGAATTGCCCAAGTCTTTTTGTGCCGCCGCCATCGATGCGCCGACGTTCTCGGCAGACGCGCCCATCCTGGTAGTGGCCGCAGTAACCTGGTCAATCCCATCGGCAGCTTCCTTGTTGCCGTCGACGTTGATCTTGATGCCTAATTCCACTACCTGGGCCATATTGCTTTCCTCGTTATTGCGTTTGTTTGTCCAACTTCTCTTGATGCCTTGCTCGGAACACTTCCAGCGCCGCCGCTTCCATCGCACGGATTTCGTTAAAAATGCGCGGCCACTTCTTCCGTGCGATGTCCGGCCTGTAGCGTTCGACGGTTTGCAGGGCTGCGTACTGGAGGTTGGTTCGCACACCGTCTGCGTTCAAATCCCATTGCGTCGCCAGTGCCAGGAAGACTTCCAGCGTGTCGCGGTTATCCCGATGCAAATCGAACCGTTGCCGGTTCGTTTCGTCTTCCACCGGCACATCGGCGATTTCATCCTCCAGGCCGAAGGCGCGCATGTCTTCGGCCATTTCGTCGCTGATGTGGGCTGTGCCGAATCCATCGTTTTTATCGCCGCCGCCCGCCCACCAAGCGGCGGCGTCTGCTAGTTTTTTGCCTTCGCGCCGGCAATCGAAGTGAAGAAAGTTTTAACGAGGGTCGGGCGCACCGGGAACACGTCGAGCAGCGCGGCAAGATTGGTATCGTTAAATTCCAGGGGTTCGCCGCTTTCGTCTGTCACGCCGTCCCAGCCGACCATGATCTCTTCAATCAGACCGCTGTCGCTCAATTCTTTGCTGCCCAGCCGTTCCATCACGTTGTCCAGTTCGGACTGCGACAGCCGCTTGAAGATCGCCGAAAAGACGTTCTGCACGGTCTTGCCTTTGTCTGCCAGCATGTCGACCTTGACCACCGTGGTGTAGGTAGGGTTGGTTGCAATCTTAAACATGGGATATTTCCTTTATCGTTGGTTGCTTGCGCGTTAAGCATTCAGTTCAGTTTGCGAAATTGTGCAATTTCGCAAACTGAGAGGTTGCGTTAAATATTGATGATGGCGATTTCGTCGTTGCCGACTACCGGGATCGGCTCCAGCGTCAGCTTGTAGGCCAGCATGTCGTCGATCTTGTCGTAGGCCGTATCCAGCACGCGGCACTGCATGTTGAGCTGCACCTTCTTGCCTGCCGCGCTGCCGTGCGTGGTGGTCACCGGCACCACCAAGCCGGAACTGGCGAGCGTGAACGGGTTGAACGTGCCAAGGTCGGGTGCCAGCACCGTCAGCGTGGCTTGCGGCGCACGGTCGGAAATAACAATTTCCTTTTGCGGCCCCGGCAAGTCCATGCGGGCGACCTTGTTGCCGAACGACCAGTCGAGTTGCGAGAACGGCAGCAGGATACCGTTGACCGATGCTGGCAAGGTATTAACGCTGTTGCTGCCTTCTTCAATCGCCCAGCCGGTGCGGGTTACTGCCGGCGCGGCTTGCGCGGCTGGCGCCATATACTGGAAATCGAACGCGAAGCTGAGTGTCGGCGTCGCCTTGGCGGCGATCTTGCCTTTCACTTCGCCCCGACCACCGAGCAACGCATGCTGTACGCCGTCGATGTTGATGTAGGCGCACACGGAGCCGAACACCGAACTAATCAGGTTGTACGCCGCCGAGGTGGCTGCGGTGATTGTCTCGGCGGTGCCGCAGGCCAACAGCAGCGGCGCCCATTTCGGCGCGGTGCCAGCCACGCCGGAGCCGGCCAGCGCTACGTCGAAGGTCAGCTTGGCCCAGGACGTGACGATGATGTTGCCGCTGTTGCCCAGGTATGGCAGATCGATGCTACGCGCCACCTTGTCGTTATCCATTGGCGTCAGCACGACGTTGCGCGCTTCGACCCAGTTAGCGCCGCCGGACGGGATCGCGTCGGTGCCGTAGGTCGCTTCCGGCTTGATGAGGATGGCTTTGTTTCTCCAGCGACGCGGGGTAATCAGGTTAGCCATTACTTGTTCTCCTTGAGAGGTTCAGCGGTTTTGTCAACCGCAGCGACCGGATTGACAGGATCGACCGGATCGACCGTTGCAGGCGCGGTGGGCACGGCGACCGAGGCGGGTTGCGCAGGTTGCGCAGGTTGCGCAGGTTGCGCAGGTTGCGCAGGTTGCGCAGGCTGCGCAGCACCTTCGACCACCGGGGTGCGCACACCTGTGACCGGATCGGCGGTATAGCGTCCGCCAATTCCCCAATAGGGGCACTTTGTAAAATCATTCATAAAACGCTCCTGTCGATATACGACGTTGTGTAAATGTCTTGCCACCACATATGCATGTCTTTAAACGCCAGCAGCCCGCTGCGCCCCCGCTGCAGCGGGTCATACTCGCCCGACGGTTGCCAGCCCAGCAAAGAAGCCTTGACTGCCGCCCGCAACATCTCCATGTCCTGGCGAGCCGCTTCACCCTTAATATCGCTGACGTTGCGCACTACCAGGATCACGCCGATAGTCGCCGCTACCCGTTGGATAACCATGTCGCCCATTGCACTGGCACCGGGGTCTTCTCCCAGCGGGATCACGAAAGCGGCCGGCGTCACCTTGGGATTGGTCTCGGCGGCATTCTGGAACTGCGCTGCGCCGCCCGTCATCTTTAACAGGGAGACACTTCCGGCCAGGCGGGCAATGACGGCATCGATCATGGCCGGTTGCCCCGCTTGAAGACCGATTTAACGGGTTCCGCGATGATGGTCATCGCTGGCGCGTACTCGGTGATCTGCGGCACGGACGCTTGCAACACGACCACGCCGTTTTGCACATCCTTCAGCCAGCCCACCGCGTCGGTGAAGTCGTCACGCGCCCGCTGCATCACGGCTTCGCCCAGCAGGTAGTAACGGGCAATCGCGCAGGCCGCTTGCGTCAGTCTGACCGGCACCGGCGCCAGTGGCAAACTGTAGCCGCCGGCCAGGTAGCCGTCGATCAAGGCATCTGTATCGGCCAGGATCACGTCCAGCGCGCCGGGATCGAGCGCCGACTCGCGCTGGGCGATCTCGTCGGCGCCGTAGCGCTGCGCAAGGTCTGCGCGGACTGCGTAGGTCATGCTGGCTCGCCTTGCTCATCGTCGGCGGGCAGGTCGGCTTCCTTGGCCTCCGGGTCGAGGGGAGCCTTGTGCGACGTGGGCAGATCATCGTCGCCCACCTGGCCGACCTCATTTGCCTTCAAATCGATTTCTTTGACCTTCAGGCCTGGGCAAGCCTTGAGCAAGGCGATCTGCTCATCGGTCAGATCGGCGCACTTGACCTGAATCGGTTTATTACTCCAGACCATGCCGGCCCGACGGAAACCAGCATGAGTCGCAGTAACTTCTAGGCCAGCGGTGCTTGAGGTCGACTTGTTCTGGCCATCGTTTGCGTCGTCTGGACCTTGGCCACCTTTTGTGGCCGCTGTCCCTTTTTTTGGTGTTGCCATTTCCTTCTCCTGTTCAGGCTGCTATCCAGTTCCAGCCCCGGCCACGCAGTCGTGGCCGGGGACTCTGCTACGCGCCGGGGTTATCGGTTACAAGGTGTTGGCTTGCGTGCCGTCCGAGCCGTAGATCAATTGCCAGAACGCGTAGCCGCCTGCAGCCCGCGCTTCCGCGCCGAACAGGAACTTCCTGCGGTTGAAGACGCCTTCGGTTTGCGGATCGGTCTGCTGGACAAAGACCGGCGCCTTGCGCTCTTGGTAGATAAACGGTTTGACCGGCTTCGTGTTATCCAGCAGGAACCAGGCAGTCTTGGAAATGAGGCGCTGATTGACCACCACTTCAAATGCGCCCTTGAACGGATTGGGCTTGCCGTCTTCCAGCCGGTCGGTGGTCACCAGCGTGTTTGCGGTTTGCTTTAACGCAGGTGGCACCAGCAAGATATTTCCCTGAATATTGAGCGGTCGGCCCTGGTCGTCCACCATTTCCATCAACACGGTATCGGCAACGCCCAGGCTTGCCTGTGCGGCAGCAAGGGAGGCGCACGACAGCGCCAGCGTCCCCTTGTTGCTCATCGAGCCGATCGTGCCGTCCGGTAGCAAGATCGGGTGGTCGACGTCGATAAAGAATTGCTTGTCGTAGCAGTAGGCGGCAAAGGCGTTGTTGACCAGGTCGGAAACAATTTCATCTGCCAACTGCTTGGCCGATGCGCCGGCCATCTCGGCTTGCGGTTTGTAGATGCCGAGTTGATCGTCTTCGATATCGTTGCGGTCGACTTCGACCGTTGCTTCCCAATCGTTGTTGACGATGTTGTAGTTGAAGGCGGACAGCGCCTTGACTGCTTTCTCGCCGATCCACTGGCGCATTCTCGGGAAGGTCGACAGCCAATCGTAATTATTCTGCTTGGCGGTGGACGGCACCAGCATGGCGATCTTTTGCCAGGTGCTGGGGGCGTTGGTGAACGCGTTGTTGAACGTCGTCTTCAGGCTGATGAAGATGTTATAGATGTTTGCTTGATTGACTATCATGAGTGCTTCCTTTTCTTGTGACGGTTAGTTGGACGCGTGGGGCTATTCGACCCACACGCCGTCGGTGTCGATGCCGAGCAGCTTGCCGCCTGGCGAGCGTGTTGCGCCGCCGTTGGTCTTGGCGACGGTCTGGTCGTCGACGATGTAGACGGTCTGGCCGATATTGGCCTGCGTCAGCAAGTCGGTCGCGTAGTTGATCCACTTGAACGCTCTTTTGCGGCGCACGATGATTTCTTGCGCGCCATCGATGCCCGCCGTGTTGTCGACGTACGACTCGGCGCGGCCCAGGTAGGTCAGCGTGGCGGCGGTCGCGCCTGGCGTGGCGAAGCCGGTTGCATTTGCGCAAACCAGTGCGCCGGCAAAGATTTTTACTCCGCCCGCGACCAGGACGCCGAGGCATTCGGTTTCCTTGAGCGGGGTATTGCGGTCGGCGGTTAAAGACATGTTTGCTCCTGATTGGGTGGAAATTGGGCAGTGGTGTGGCGGCTTCGGCTTATGCCGCCGCTTCGGCCTTCAAGGTTTTTTGGAACTCTTCTTGCGACACGCCCATTGCCGCGCACATCGCTGTTTGATCTGCGGTCAGGGCTGCGCTGCCATCGCCGCCGACCGGCGTCTTGCCGCCGGTCTGTGTGCCGGCAAGCAGGGCAATCGGCGGCGCAGTTTCAATGAAGGACGACAGCGCGGCCACATCCTTTGCGCCGTATTCCCGCGCCCAGGCTTCCTGCGATGGGAACAGCTTGCCGCCAGCCAGCCCTGCCTTGACCAAGGCGTCGACGCGGTTGGCGTTGACTTCCGCAGACAGGGAGGCGCATTTGCCTTGCAAGTCCAGCATCACGCCGATTGCCACGTACTTGGAGGGATCGGGCGCTGCGGCGCTCAGACTGGCAATGGTGGCGCGTTGGCCGGCGATCAATCCCGCCAGGTCAAACGATGCTGCTGCTGCGGCGGTGCCGTCCTGCTTAATCAAGTCGGTCAGCTTTTGCAGTTGCGCCTGCACGTCTGCGGCGGTGCTGCCGACCGGCAGGTTCAGCATCCAAATTAATTGTTGAAGCAAATCATCCATCGGGTTCTCCTGAGTGGTAAGTGGGGTGGGTGGTTGTGTTGCCGCGAAGTGTGCCGACGCGGTGGCCAGCAGCACTTCGTCCATGCCGTCGATGGCTGGGTTGTTGGTGATCGCGGCCATATACAAAGCAGTCACCGCGCCGGTCTTCTTGTCGTAGCCAATTACCGGAGAGATGTAGCGGTATTCGCCTGCCTCGATCATTTCCTTGGCGCGATCCGTCCATTGCACGTCGGTGGCGAACAGGCCGACGCCTTCGCGCCACTCGACTTTGCTGAACCAGCCTGAAGCTGGAGCGGGTTGGCCGTTCTCGCGGGCCAGCAGTGTCTGGTGCTCGTAGTCGATCACATAGGGGTTGGCGCGGGCGTTCGCCTGGGCTACCAATGCCTGCGCGAGCGCGGCGTCAATATTCCAGGGCGGCGAGTCGGTCGGACGGCCGTCACGGGCGCTGAAGGTTCCGGCTGGGAGCAATTGCATCTCGCCGCTAGTGGTCAGCGCCATCGAACAGGCGGCGACCGCCATCATTCTGGCGAGTGCGGTGGGTTGGGGTTGTGCTGGTTTCGACATGCCTCCATCATCGCCTTTGGCGATGATCGGGGAATCGTGAAACGTTTCAGTGGGTTGCGGTTGTCAGGATAGTGGCAGTTGTTGCATACTCGATGCTTTATTTAAAACGGGAGTTGGGGAATGAAAAAGTTAATCACGATAATTTTCATTGGTTTGATTGTTGCCGGCTGCGCTGGCACACCAATCAACATGTCGCGGGCGCGTCAGGTGAAAGTGGGAATGACGGAAGCCGAAGTTACCGGCTTGATGGGAAAACCATATTCGGTAACGACAAGGGGGGATGAACAAATTTGGGTCTGGGCAAACGCTAACGGCATGACTGGCGCCCATACCGTGCTTTCCTATGGTATGCGTGATGGCAAGGTTGTCTCAGTTCCCACCATTCCAAGTTCGTTTCAATAAATTAGGCTACGCCCGGTTTTGCTGGGTGTAGCTTAATTGGCTCGACCATGATCGTCAAACGCCCCCCAACTCGAATGGAGCGCCACAATTCTCGCAAAAGTAGTTCGCTATCTCAGTCCTGCTAGATGCTCGGAATACAAAGTAAATGACTGTAAAGTGTACCAACAACAGAAGCAACAAAAAGGGGCTTTGCCCTTCGTAGACGATGCCTGACAGGTAAATAATCTCCGGGATAAGAAGAGCTAAAAGAATTTCCCCTACCCTATACAGCAAAATTCGCTTCTTCGATGCGCCGGGAATATCGACTCTCCTTGGTGTGCCGATAAATCCGCACTTATCACACATTGGTTCGGCCATGATTACTTTTTCTCGCTGATAGTTACCGCCTGTACCTCAAGTGCAAGCGTGGCAGTGCCCGCTACGAGGAATTTAGGATAGACATTTTCAAAGACAACGCCAGCCACAATATTGATCTTCGTGACGCCACCATAAGGCACCATCAATTCCTCAATCGAATTGAATACATTGCCAGTACGGTCTAAGTATCTCACCCTTCTAGCGTAGTCGTAAAATGCAATGATCGCGTGACCCTCCGGTCTACCGTGTCGCAAAAACTGAATACCGACCATCACGACACTGCCATCTGACCGCAAAATCGATTTAAGTCCTTGCAAGCTGTTCAGCGCCCTTATTGGCCCAATCTTAGCTCCGATGGTACTCAGGGTGTGCGCAAACGCACCTAAATTCGCTACTCCGTTGGCAGTCGTCGGCCACGGTATGCCGGTCGCCCCTACGAGGTCTTCGACCCTGATGAAGATTTTCCCGCCAACCTTTTGGCCTGTTGCTGCCATCGCCCTTGTCGCAGCCACCCATGCGCATCGTCCGCCGCCGACATCCTGGATGACCGCTTTTGTTGAGTTAATTGCACGAGCCAATTTCGCAATCTGCGCCACCTTACCAACAGGCCCAAGAACGCCAAGCAAGCGCAAGCCATCGGTACCGGCCCCACGCCATCCGTCCTTCACGACGCCATCACCAAGACGCAACACGTCCACGGTTCCCGATCCAACTACCATCGCAGTATGGATCGCGGTAGCAACGATGAAACCGAATTGATTCGGATTTTCCACAACAAATTGATCCAGTGCCGTTTCTGTTCGCGCTCGGTTATCGTCCCACCAATCGGCTACTTTTGTCATGACCCACATTGTATTTGTCCCATCCCTTTGTTTGTTGGCTTTTAAACAATTTTGCAGTCTACTCCGCTTGTTGTTTTCCGCCTACTGCAAGAATTGACAGGTAGACAAAGCAACGTGTTACTTGCCTAAATATGGAATCGACAGTCTCGATTGCCCACGCCGATGCGCAACAAGGGCGTTAAATCCGCGTTAATAAGCGCCGAACGGATTTTGACGGGGGAAAGTTCCAACGGGTATTTTTAAAACGCACCAAGCGTGTGCGCATCGATTCGGGTTCCGGCGTCGAAACGCTACCCTTGGATGTACTGCTGTATCCGTTCCACGATCATCGCTTCCTCAGCCGGATAGACAGCGCCATCCGATGTAATCGGCAGGAACGGGCGAGCCGGGATGTCGCCCCATAAGTTCGGGAACTGCGCCTTGCTACCGCCGAACTGCTGCATGGCCGCGTAGATCATGGACGATCCGAGCAGCAGCGTGGTGCCGCCGACCACCAGCGTACTGAATTGCCGCTCCAGGTCGCCGCTCTCGCCCTGGAGCGGTCGCTTGGTAGCCAGCAATTGCTCGGACTTCTTGGTCAGCGACCCATCCTTCTTGAAATAGCCCGACTTGGTGCCGACACGCGATTGCCCCTGCTTGCCGGTATTGATGTGGGAAAACGCGGCAAAGTTGCCCGACCGCTTGTTCAGGTAAGCCATCAAGGTAGCCTGCGTATTCGGCAACCAGGGCGCACCATCCGGCCCGCTCGCGCTGGCAAAGCGCTGTTTGGTGCGCTCAACGATATCGTCGCCCAGCGCCATCAAGACCGGCGACAGGTCGCCAATGCGCGCCCCCAGCGCGTCGAATGCCGCCGTGACCGCCGCGCTCTGGACTTCTATCGTGTTGCTCATGCCGGCCTCACTTCACGACTTCATACACGCCGCCCGCGATCCCGGCTGCGATATTCATCGACAGCAGCCTGAAGGCGGAAACCAGCAAGTTGGGAGCGCCGTGGTCGCTGGCGTAATCGAGCGCGAACGCCAGCGTGGCCGTCTGCGAATCGGTCGATGCGCCAACGTACAGGATCTGGCCGCTTTTGCGGTCGAATAGCACCTGGCCGGGATTAGCCAATACATCCGGCAGGCTGGCCCATTCGTCGCGCGTCAAGGCTTCGCCAGCGGTCTGGTTGCCGTTTATCAGGCTATCCCGCACCGCGATCCCCGCCGTGGCCGGGTCGATCCCCTTGGCCGTCGACAGCCAATCGAGTATGGCCGGATCGAGCGCGCCGACCACGGCCATGCGTCCGCCCTTGGCCGGATCGGCCAGCACGTCGTCCACGAAGGCGTTAAGCATCGCGTTCGTTTCCGCTTGCAGTACCGGCTGCATGGCCTGGTACATTTCGGCCCCGACCGGCGCATCGAGGTTAATCAGCTTGTTGCCGATGAAGTCGGCCAGCGGCGTATCGGCATTCGCGCCAGGTGCATAGTCGAAGCCCTTGTCGATGCCGACCGGCGCCCCGGTCTTCGGGTCGATGTCGTCCCAGCCGGCGGGCGGATCGGCGCGGCCAGCCGCCTGCGCGTCTGCGTAGTCGCCGGCATCGGCAGAGGTGATGCGGCAGTGGCAGCCCCAGCCGTTCGGCGCGAAATGCGTATTCCAGAATACGTGGTCATACGGTAGCACCAGCCCGTTCCAGGCCAGGTGCAGCGGGCGCGGGTGAGCGACGCCATCGGCGTGGACATAGCGCCAGTATGGCCGGATCGCCAGCAGGCCGGGATCGGTCAACTGCTGATAGCGGCCCGCCGCGTAGCTGGTGGCCATGTTGGTCTGGTAGATGATGCGGGTGCGCCACGCTTGCCCTGCAGCGCTGCCTTCGCCTGTCCAACCTGTCCAGCCGTTTTTCAGGACGATGGCGTTAAAGTCTTTGCGGAACGCGTCCAGCCCTGCGCCGCTTTCGATAGCCTTGGCGATAGCGCCATACAGATCGTTGACCAGATCGGCCTGGGCCGCGCCGGCCACGATGAAGGCGCGGTCGTGCGCCGCCGCCATGATGTCGTCCCAGGCGCTGCTGGGCAGCTGCAGCTTGTTCTTGAAAAACGCCAACTGCTCGGCGAACGCATTGGCGGCGTCCTTGGTGGCGAACGCGATGTCGACCGGCATGCTACGTGCCGTCCCGTGCGTCCGACATGCCCTTGACTTCCGCCAAGGCGAAAGCCAGTGCCATCAAACTGACCAGATCGGCTTGCGGCTGGCCGGCGAAGGCTGCGACCAGGTTATTTTGCAGCGCCGTTAAATCGGTCGCCTGGTCGACCATCGCTTTAACGCTATCGGTCAAGGCCGACCAGGTCGGCGCGGCGGCGCTCGCCAGCTGCTCTGTCACCACGCCGGCCGGATCGTCGGCAATCGGTGTCACCGCCGCCAATGCGACCGCGCTGGCCGGCACAACTGCGGCCAATCCATTGGCGGGCGGATTGCCCGACGACTGGATCAACTGCTGCCCCTGCTGCGTCGGAATCGTCAGCACCGCCTCACCATCCTGCGGCTGCGGTATGCGCAGCTTTTCTTGCGCCCAGGTCAGCGGCACCTGGAAGCCGACCGCCACCAGCTTGGGCAGCGCGTCGGCGTAGGCGGTCATGTCGTCCGGTTCGCCATCATCCAGCACGAAGCGCGGGCAACGCGCCAGGCCATCGATGCCGCCGCGATTTAACGCCAGCAGCGGATACACCAGGTCGCGGGTCAGCGTGGCGCCAAGCTGGCGCGCATCGCTGCACATGATGTCGTGCCGCACCTCGTTATGCACCTTGCCCAATGCCAGCCCGCCGCTGCCCCGGTTGCCGTCGTCGGCAGACAGCGTTTGCCCGAGGATGCCTTTCGACAGCGCTTTCTCGGCCCACTCGATCATGCTCATGTGGCCGGTGGCGTTGCCGCCGGTCACCACCGATTGGATTTCCAACTGCATTTCAATCGGCATGATGGCGCGGGCATCGTGTCCCAATGCCGTGACCGCGCGCATCAAGCTGGCCTTTTCGTCGGCGGTGGCGCCGGTATTGTATTTGCCGACGATGATCGGCAAGCCGTAGGTTTCCAGGAACTCGGCGAAGTCGCCGACCGCATACGCCTTATACAAGAACGGCCATACCAGGGTGCGGTACAGGCCCATGCGCCCCAGGTAGCCGGTCTTGGCCTTGCTCTGGGTGTGCATGATCCAGCCGAACGGCAGCAGGGAAATGCCGTCGATGCTCGCGTCGCGCAAGGTCAGTTCGGTGCGGTGCATGTTCAAGCGGAACCACTCTTGCGGGCGCGGGTGGAATAGCGGCGCCAGCATGTCGCCCTGCTTGCGCCACTCCAGTTCGACCGGCCCGAAGCCGTGGCCGATGCCGTCCATCAATGCGAATAGCAAGTCTTCCATCGGGTCGACCGCATCTTGCAACACTTCCTTGACCCACTGCGCCGAGGCTTTCTCGGCTGCGCTCGGATTGCGCGGCGGCACGATATCCCACTCAAGGCCGACGATGGCGTTCTTGCGCTTGTCCATTTCGGCGCGCAGATGGGCGTCGCGTTCTTCCATGTCGGCGAACACGCGATGCTGTTCGATCAAGTTGCCGTGATCGGCTTCCTGCAGGGCACGCGCCAGCCGGGCCGGCGTCAGCCCATTCAACATCGGGAACAGGTATTGGTTTTGCAGCGAGGCGACCTTGGCGGTCTGCGGCTCTTGCAAGACCGCCCGGTCTATCGGTTGGCCGTACTGGTCAAGGATTTTAACTAGTGTCACAACATGCTCCTGGAACTGGATTGATAATCGTCGTCGCCGCGACTGGCTGTATTGCCGCGCCTGGCAACCGATTCAAAGCCGGTGCAGACGCCGACCGGCTCCATGACGAACACGGCATGCGTGCCCATGACCAGCGCAATGGCCGAGTCGCCGTGGCGGTCGCGGCCATCGCTACCGCGTGTATGGGCAGAATCCGGCACCTTGGCCACGCCTTTTTCCAGCTTCACGGCGCGCAGGTCGTCCATCACGTCGGCGTCTTTCGGAACCACTAATGTCTTGTCTTCAAACGCGGCTTTGAACGGCGGCATGTTGTCCCGATACCACTCCGTCGACAGCATGACCTGCGCGATCCGTGTCTGGCCGTAGCGTTGCATCGCCACTTCGGCCAGATACTGGCCGTTGCCCCGCGCATCCATCGCACCGGCCCGAAAGCGCGGCAGGCGGTCGACCAGGTAGAAGAGGATTTGCTTTTGCTGCTCAAACGGCACGTTGCGCAGTTCAAGGATGAACGGCGTGACCAGGCGCAGTGTCTTGGTCTGGATCAGCGGCCAGATCACCGTCAAGTCGCCGCTTCGCGCAAAGTCTTCGCCGAAATAATGATCGAGGTTGAGCGGCAACAGCTTTAACAGCGGAAGCAGATTTTCCTCGCACCAGTCGTTGGCTTCGGCTTCGCGCAGGTGCTTTTCCATCAGGGTAAAGCTGTCCGGCAGCGCCAGTCGCACTACCGGGATATCCGGCTGCATGCAGGATTCTATCAAGGCCCGTGTGAGGTAGGTGCCGCTGCCCGATCCAGGGATCACGTCCAGCTCTTCGCTGGCGTTGTCGCCGTACCGCGCATACATCCCCGCGACAAATTCGATTTCAGCATCTGGTGACCAGGTCTCTTTCGTCGCCCAGCAGATGCGCCGGTACAACCCCTGCTCAATGGCCACCTTGAATTCAATCCGATGCAGGCTGTATGGAATTTTTCCTGACCTACAGCCCAGCACCAACTCGTTAAAGTAGTTGTTATCGCCGTTATGGGTCGAGATGATGTGCACCTTGCCGCCCCACATCAAGAGCGCCATCGCCGCCTTTATCAGGCCGGCTAAATCATCATGGAACGCCGCTTCGTCGATGATGACGACGCCTTGTTTGCCGCGCAGGTTGGATGGGCGGGACGACAGCGCGGTGACGCGAAAACCAGATGCGAAATTTATGACGAAGGTCAGGATGTCCTTGTCTTCGTCGACAATGACTTCTTCTTCCATCTCGCCGGCTGCGAGTTGGTAATGCTTGGCCCAGAATGCGACATCGCGGATGAACTCTTTCGCCATGTCCTTGTTGTAGCCGATGTACCAGATGTTTTTTCCGCCGGCATCGATGGCCGACGACGCGGTCAATGCCGAGTCTGCTGCCTCTGCCCAGGACAAGCCAACCCGGCGCGACTTCTCGGAAATCTTGACCGGCGATTTGTCGGCCAGCCACGCCTGCTGATAGGGCAATAGGACGCTCGGCGCGATCTCGCTCATCCGGCGATCCCCAGGATTTCGCGCCGGATCGCGTTGGCCACGTCGGCGCTCAAGCCTTCTTTCTTGGAGATTTGCGTCACGGCTTCGGCGGCAGACATGACGCGGGTCTTCACTTCGGCGGCGTACTTCTTGCCGCTGATGGACGCCCGCGACAGATCGGCGATGGCGCGAGTGATCCCGGACAGGTTGAGCTTTTCCGGGTCGACTTCAAGGTCGAGCACAACGTTAAACAGCTTCTCCTGCGTCATGCGTATTAACGCCTGGCTGACGGCGTC